ATAAAACTTATAAGAGATGAACAAGCCGAATTTGATGGTACAGAGCTATAACTACTTTAAAGCGGTTAGTAAAAGAATACTAGGAGGTTTAGAGAATGTAAGTACAGATGTATATTATGATAGGGTATATATCTGTAGTAGATGCCCGGAGATGAATAAAGATAAAGAATGTAATGTATGCGGATGCCCTATAGAAACAAAGGCCGCTTGGAAAACAGAAAAATGCCCTAAAGACAAATGGTAGCAATAGAGAAGAAACATCAAGCAAAAGCTAGGAAGCTTTACAAACTATGTAAGGATGGGGCAGCACCTAGTATAAAGGTTAAAACAGATTTAATTGAATTTTATAACCTGTTATATGGTACAACATATAAAACAACAACAAACTGTACATCATGCCTCAGCGTTGTGTTTAACGCAATAAAAAAACTAGCGTTAAGTGATAACATCAAAACTAATAAAAAACGTCTTAAAACGTCTTAAAATGGCAAAGAAGAGCAAAGTACCCACGTATTACATTGGCAAATTTCAAAAAATTAAGGCGCATGACGTTGTTGAGGATTATGAGCTAACATATAACGTAGGCACAGCAGTAACCTACTTATTACGTAGTGGTAAAAAGCCGAACAATCCTACAGAGCAAGATATACAAAAAGCTATACATCATTTGCAATTCGAGCTAACCAAGTTAAAAAAAGAAGATAGTAATTTAATAAACAAAATGTATGAAACCACAGTTAGTAGCTATTAATAAGATACAGCCTAATGCTGATAATCCTAGGTTAATAAAGAATATAAAATTTAAGAAGCTAGTAAAGAGCATTGAAGATTTACCAAGTATGTTACAGCTACGCCCTATAGTAGTAGATGAGGATATGGTAATACTAGGTGGTAACATGAGGTATAAAGCCTGTATTGAAGCAGGGCTAAAAGAGATACCTATTATAGTAGCAGATGAGTTAAACGAGGATGAAAAAAAGGCTTTTGTTATTAAAGATAACGTTAGTTATGGTGAATGGGATTGGGATATACTTGGCAATGAATACGACTTTGAATCGCTAGATGATTGGGGAATGGATTTACCTAGTGATATGTTTAGAGAGGATGTAGATTACTCTATACTAGATGATGAGGATTTTGAGGATGAACTAGACAGTATGGAGGGTGATGTTAGAAGGGCTTTACAAATACCTTTTGAAGCTGAGCATTATGAAGAGGCCAAAGAGCTATATAAATTTTGGGTTGATAGTGGCGCCTATGTAGGTGGCATGATATTAGAGTACCTTAAAGAAGAACGTAAAAAAGCAGGATTATGAAAATAGTAGATTTAGTAGATGTTGAGCATAATATAAAGGTGGGTGATGTTTGTGAAACATTTGAGCCTAACATTACAGAGGATTGTATATTTATGTTTGAGGGTGAGCCTGTAGGTTTTTTTATTACTAAAATAGAGGGTAAGCTAAAGAAATTTATAGAAATAGCTAACAGCGAATTTAGGACAGATAGAGTACCTAAGAGTATTATGGCTAGAGCTAGTGGAGTTGAACAGTATAGCACTATTATAGGCAGCGTACCACCTAAGCCGCACCTAAGGAGGCCATACCCTAGTATATCAAGCGTACACAATACTAAAAGCGCTAGAATATTTATTAAAGCTATGCTAGGAGCATGCAGAGAGGCTGAGGCTATGCTAAAGGAGATACTACCAGAGCAGTATGAAAAACAAGTTAAGCTAATAGAGGAGTACGTACCAGAGAAATACAGGTTAGGAAAATGCTTTACTAGTAGCATTAATAATTACAATATACCGGCGCCATTTCATAGAGATACCGCTAATATTAAAGGTTGTGTAAATGTTATCATCACTAAGAAGCAAGATGCTACAGGAGGTAATTTGCATGTGCCTGATTATGGTGCTACAATGGATAGTAGTGATAATAGTATGCTAGTATATCCTGCATGGAGGAACGTACATGGTGTTACGCCTATTGTTCCTACTAAAGAGGGAGGATACAGAAATAGCTTAGTATTTTACCCTTTAGCATCATTTAAAGGCAAAAAATAAGACAAATGAAACACAATAAAAAGGAAACATTATTAAAGGCGTTAGAAAAGAATCTAGGCGTTGTTACTACAGCCTGTAAGCAGGTAGATGTTAGCAGGGCTACGTATTACAGGTGGTTAGAGGATGATGATGATTTTGCTAATAGCGCAAAGGATATACAGGATGTAGCTTTAGATTTTGTAGAGAGTAAGCTATTCGAGCAGGTGCAAGATGGCAGCACAGCAGCTACTATATTCTACTTGAAAACTAAAGGCAAAAAACGAGGATATGTAGAGCGTCAAGAGCTGGAGCACTCAGGAGGCGACAAGCCTGTTAGTATCAAATTAGTAATAGATGAAGATAGCGAGCCTAACGCCTAAGCAGGGCGATGCCCTCAGATACCTTACTGATAGCACTACTACAGAGGTGTTGTACGGAGGCGCTGCAGGTGGTGGTAAAAGCTACTTAGGATGCTGCTATATAATATGGATGTGCCTTAACTATGATGGTATCAGAACACTAATAGGCCGCTCAAAACTAACAGCCTTAAAAACTACTACTCTCAACACATTTTTTGAGGTATGTAGCGAATGGGATATATTAGCTGATAAGCATTACAAGTATAACGCTAGCTCAAATGTAATAACGTTTTTTAATGGCTCTCAGGTTATACTAAAGGATTTATTCGCATACCCATCTGATAAGAATTTTGACTCACTAGGCTCACTAGAAATTACATGTGCATTTATAGATGAATGTTCTCAGATAACAGAGAAAGCTAAACAGATAGTAGCATCTAGGCTGAGGTACAAGCTAGATGAATATAACCTGATACCAAAAATACTACTCACCTGTAACCCATCTAAGGAATGGGTGTATAGTAGTTTTTACAAGCCTTACAAAGAAAATAAATTACCTAAGCACAGAAAATTTATACAATCGTTAGTAACAGATAACAAGTACGTATCCAAGCACTATCAAGAGCAGCTAAATAGATTAGATAGTATAAGTAAGGAGCGCCTACTATATGGCAATTGGGAGTATGATGACAGCGAAGACAAGCTAATTAATTATGATGCTATACTAAGCACTTTTGAGAATAAAAATATAGAGATAGGTGATAGTTATATTACAGCCGATATAGCCAGATATGGTAAGGACAAAACAGTAATAATATACTGGAGCGGCCTGAGGGCAGAGCAGTTTGTTACAATGAATACTAATAGCGTAACAGAGGCCGCTGATAAAATAAAGGAGCTACAGCAAAGGTACAGCGTACCATTATCTAATATATGCGTAGATGAAGATGGTATTGGAGGTGGTGTTAAGGATATACTAAGGTGTAAGGGATTTGTAAATAATAGTAAAGCTCTAAAAGGTGAAAACTATACAAACCTTAAAACACAATGTTATTACGTTTTGGCTGATTATATCAACAAGTTAAGCCTATATGTGAGATGTGATGATATAAGCGCAAAGAACGCTATTTGCGAGGAATTAGAGCAAGTTCGGCGTAAGAACTATGACAAAGATACAAAACTACAGTTGATAGCTAAGGAGGACGTTAAAACAGCTTTGGGGCGCTCACCTGATTACGCTGATGCTTTGATGATGCGTATGGTATATGAGCTAAAGGCTACAGGACAATACTATGTACACTAAAAGCGAAAAGGCGCAACCACACTACAAGTTACGCCCTTTCTGAATCAATGAAAGAGCAAAAATACAAAAACTAATTTTATATATATTACTACAATGAATCTAGTTATTAACGACAACAAGTATTACATCCCTAATAAGTGGAATGAGGTTAAACTCTCTAGCTACATGAATTTCATGAATACCTACAGAGAGGATGTGAGTGAAGCAGAACAGCAGCTACATTTAATAAGCACAATAGTAGGCGCTAGTATGGATGATGTAGGTGATGCTAAAAAAAGCGTTATTGATGGTATTACAGATAGGTTAGCTGAATTAATGGCAAATCCTGCTAGTGAAAATCTTGTATTAGAATTTGAAATAGATGGCGTTGAGTATGGATTTAACCCTAATCTAAGCGAATTGAAGCTAAAGGAATTTGTTGATTTAGATGGTAAGTTAGAAAACGGATGGCAGGATATGCACAAGGTTATGGCTATATTATACAGGCCGATTATCAAAAGGCATAAAGAAAAATATGAGATAGAGGATTATGATTTTAGAACAGCAGCTAAGAGGGCTGATATATTTGCCAGCGAGATGAGCGTAGAAATAGTAAACGCTGCTGCTAGTTTTTTTTTGACTATCGCAGTAGACTATATCAAAATTACGCAAGCATATTCAAAGGTGAGCAGGAGACAGAAAAGGCAGAATACAAGACAGATGAAGAAGAGTTTGAAGAAAAATATGGATGGTATGGTGTAATATATCAGTTAGCTAACGGTGATATATTGAAATTTGATACTGTACTAGAGTTGAGTGTTGATGAGTGTTTTAATTTTGTAGCGTATTCTAAGGATTTAAGCTACATACAAAGTAAAGAATAATGAGCGTATTTTATAAAGGTTTTCAATTAAAGAATGTAACACTAAGAATGTTATACGATGTGTTTACTGATGCTTTCAATGCACAAGGGCAGCTAGCCAGCATTAGCTTTGGTGATATATTTGAGGTTGATTTAACACAAAGCGGCAAGTATCCTATGATGCACGTATCTACAGAAACAGCAGCCTATGACACGGGTAATTTAGTGTATAATTTCCAAATTATTGTTATGGATTTAGTCAGTAAAGACGAATCTAACGAGGATGATGTATTGAGTGATACGCTAGAGATGATAGGTGATGTAATTAGCAGGATTAGAAATTCAGCCTTAGATGCTGATGTAGATGATTTTAGAAACACAATAAGGTTACAAGATAGTATTAGCTGCGAGCCTTTTACAGAGCGTTTTGATAACGAGGTTACAGGATGGACAGCTAGTGTAAATATAGAAGTAGAATTTAACGCAGGCGCATGTACTGGGCTTGTATAACATAATTAATTAAAAAATGGCAACAACAATCACACCGGCGACGCTAACAGTAGCAATAGCTGAAAATTTAACTTTAGGAGGTGTAGTATATGACAATACTACCAATAAGTCAATAACAGGAATAACGCATATAGCTAAGCGTATTTTCGAAATACCTAGTAACTCTAGCGGATTTAC